ACCACCGGTCGGCGTAGGTGTTGATCGCGTCTGCCGCCTTAGAGGCCTCTGTGCGGTTGTCGTGAATTGCGCCGGTCAACTCGTTTACCTGGCGTGCGGCCTCCTCCCACGTAATTTGACCGGTTTCGGCGCGATACTTGATCCACGCTGCCGTCACCATATTTGCCCCATCGGCCAGGCCATCAGCCGCGCGGGTCATGATGGTGATAGCGTCGGCATTCTTGAGCGTCTCATCGCCGAACATCTGGAACAACGGGATAGTTTTCCCAACTGGCAGTTCCATCAAGCTATCGCCCAGTCGGGTGCTGGCCTGCTCCGCCCGGTCAAACGCCGTGGGCAATTCTGCACGCCCCAGCCGTTCCGCGCTGGCACGCATGGCGTCAATAGCCTTTTGGGCGTTATCGGTTGCAAAGGAAAATACGTCGCTGATGTCGGCAGCCAGGCGCATGTTGCCCTCGAAGTTTTCGAGAAAACCCGCGCTTTCTTCCGATTGCTCACCGAATTGCTCTACGCTTTCTTTGGCCTTCAGCACGCCCTCACGCGCGTCAAGCACCGCCCGCGCTAATTCATCTTGCTTCTCCGGGGCTTTATTGTCAGCCAACGCTTTCTCGGCGGCGGCCAAACTGGCCGCCGCATCGTCGGCCTCCAGCATGGCTTGCGCGAGTTCGACGTTTGCCTCCGACAAGTATTTGGCCGCGCCGCCCGCCGCTTTTGCCGTTTCCCCCACCTGCGCCAGCGGCTTTTGTGCCGCCTCTGCCCCCGCGCCCAGGCCGCGCAGTGCTTCCTCGGATTGCTGCACGCTCCGATTGGCGTCGTCTACTAATCCTGTGATGCGAATGGCTAAGTTAGCGGTCATGGGTTAAAGCCTGCATTGCGGCCACTACCACCGGGTACAGCGTGGGGTGGGCCTCTATCCACTGAGATTTATTCGGGGCGTTGACATAGCCCCGAAACAACGCTGCCAAATCGCGCAGGCGCGTCATGCGGCGCAACTCACCCACGCCCAGGGGCCGCCCAAACACGGCTGGCGCACCAAATTCCTGCACCAGTCGCATGGCCTCTATTTCGGGGGGTTCGGGGCCGCCGCTGGCGTAGGCGAAGGCGACGGCGAAAAGCCTTTTGGGAGGTCGTCGTCTTCGGCCTCCACAATGCGGTTGATTTCGGCGATAACAGCCAGCAGAATCCGGTAAACTGCTTGCCGCGGCGTTGAAGGGAAATTGGCCGCTGTGACGACTGGACGCCCATCCCGGAAATCACCACCCAGGTTCCAGGCCTCTACGCACGCGCACACCCCCGGCAACAGCGCGTCCGTTAACTCTGGCGTGGCTGCCGCATCGTTGACGGTGAATGTTGTTTGCACCTCGCGCGCCTGACGCAGGGCGGCTCGCCAGGCGATGTATTGCGGGAACGTCAGCGGCTCGGCCACCACAATCGTGCCGGGCCAGCGCTTCGATGGGCTAGGGATTGAAACGGGCATAAGGCACTTAGGGCAACGAAGCCAATTCGGTGACTACAATAATTTTCCCGCTGTTGGTAATTGTTTGGTTATAGCGACTGCGAAACTCCGCCGTCACAATATCGTTGCCCTCTTTGTCTTTGAGCTCGCTCACGGTTTCCCACTTCACCGGCAGGTCAATGATCAGGTGCTTGGTGGAATATGTGGTGCCTGCCGTGGCAAGCGCGTTGCCAGCAAAATCCAGCCGCAACAGCTTGGGCGTCTGTTCGCGCCAATCAGCCTTGGCCCCGGTGCTGCCGTCGGCTGCGGTGTCGTGCTCAAACGTCACCGTGCCCTTGATTTCGTGGTCGGTGTAAATTACATACGAAAAATACAAATTGCCATCAAGGGTTGGCTTGGGAATGAGCTTGATAGAGAACTGGGTGTCTATGCCCAAAATGGAAAGCGCAACCTGGGTGGTGCCGTAAGCCCCGCTCACGTCGTCGAGGTACATCCGGCCCTTGCTGACCAAAATATCCTCAATAGGGTCAGGTACCGTCGCCGCCGAAAAACCGCCGCCCAGACGCTCCACATAGCGCCCGAACAGCCCGGCATTGAACTTCAGCGTTTCCCAACCCATCCCGGCCAGGCCAAACTTGTTGCACACGGTATACGGCATCCGCTCCACCTCGAAGTCGTCGCCGCCTTGCACGGTGTAAGGCCGGATACCGCCCACGCCCACGGCCGGCGCAGCCGTGGTCGGAATGTTCGTGGTGTAAATCTTGCCACTGCCTACGCCGTCGCTGCTACCGGTCACTGGCCCGCCAAACGACATGGCGATAAAGTACTGGATTTGCTCAAACGACATGGGTTGCGCGGGCACATCCATCGCGCCAAAAAGCTTGGGCACGGCCGTGCGGTCCGCGCCGCCGCCCAAAATGCCAACCTCCTCCAAAATTTCTTCTACCTCGCGCTGGTCTTTGAGCACCGCATCTTTGATGCGCAAGCGCGTGGTGGCCGAGACGGCAGTCCCAGCGGGATTTTCCAGCCCCAACTGAACACGGCGTAGCGATTTGCGACCGGGAGCCATAAATGTTTCCTTTCCAGCGTTGGCCGGGGCCTAACGCGCTTTCATGGGGTGTATCCCACATCCATAGATTGTTTTTCAGTGACTGGTACCAAGCCGCGCAAACCCCAATACGAGCCGTCTGCCCACTGGGTGCTTTGCACGCGATAGGTCCACAATTTGCCAGTCGTTTCGTCGCCGATGTGATGCACGTAGCCACCTAAAGTCACATTGGCGGCGAGCGCCCGCATGATCAGCTCGGGCCACGGCAAAATCCGCGCATGGCGCTGGTTGAGCGGCATAGAGGTCAGTGCCACACTGAGGTACAACGCGGCCAAATAATCATGCCGGCCATAACCGGGTTGGCCCAGCGTTTCGATATTCCAGGCGTGGTCTACCTGGGGGGCCAACGCCAGAAAAATGCAGGGAAAATTGCCGCCGCTGATAGCGTCACGCGGGTCGGCGTACACCTGTAACGTGCCGCCCGGGTCAGCGGGTGGCGTGATGGTGAGCAGGCGCGTCCTGAGCGCGGTGAGGGCGGTGATGACGGTCATAGAATGGCGATTTGGCGCGTGTAGGTCGCCAGACCTTTGCGCACATCGGGCGGCCACTGGGACGGGATGATCAGCACGCCCATTTCCGGGATGGCGGTTTTTTCATCGGGGGCGTCGCGCTTCCGATAAATCCACCACACCAGGCGGCGCATGAGAAATTCAAACGACGATGGCACTGCGGCGAGGTTGGCCCAGCCACCGGTATAGGTCAGGCGCACGCGCAGGCTTTCGCCACGATAGCCGCTATAGTTGCCGCGAAAAAACGCGAAAGAGCCGAAGGGCCGGTTCTCGGTTTCTGCGTCGCCCAAGCTCAGGGGCGTCCAGGTGGCCTGCCGCCGGGACTTGTAGGCCGCCGCCGTCAGGTTGGCAATGGTGGGGGTGTCGGTCCACACCTTGAGCAAACCATCGGCGCTTACCTCCGCGCGATATTGCTGCTCGGTGTAGGTGGCTTGCGAAAACTGCATCCGGCAGTATTCATCCACGAGGCGCGAATAGCCCGTGATGGCGGAGCCGATAATGGTGTCGTCGGTGTTCCCATCAATCGGCCCGTAGGCCTTCACGTTCGCCAGGGATGTGTAATCAATTGCCATTTACGCCGCCGGGCGAAAGCCAGCCTGATAAGCCGCCTCATACGCCTCGGGCGGCACCTTCACCACCCCCGCCTTCACGTCATATTGCGCTTCGCCAATGGAGAGTTCGCCGTCCCACGGCTGGGAGTGTTTAAGCGTGAGCGTGGCGGCCTTGGCCGGCGCGGAGTCTTTGGTTTTGTCTGCCATGTTGGCCTCTGTGAAAAGGCGGGCATGGCCGTAGCCATGCCCGCCGGGTAAATTTAGCCGTTGGCGATGTTGGTGATGACGCCGAGGCTGAAGGTGGCGTAGCACGCCAGCACTTCCTCGACATACACCCCGGTCGCGCGGGCCCGGGTGACCACGGGCCACGGGATTTGGTAATACTCCCGCCGACACTTCATTTCCAGCGTTTGGGGCACGTTGGCGGTCACGTATTGCGCGGGCAAGTTCTGCGCCCAGCCCATGATGGTGCCCGCTGGCAGATTCGGGTGCAGCCGAATGGGGATGAACTGCCCCCCGTTCATGCTGTAGGGATTCACATACCACCCCAGGATTTGCCCGGCGGCGAACGTCACCTGTTGCGGGTTGCCCGCATCCACCACGAAGCGCACCAGCGGGTTGCTGCCGTTCACGAAACAGCGGGAATAGATGTTCGTGAGTTCCTGGCTGGAGACATACAATTCCTCGAAGCTCAGGCGATAGTTGTCCCAGCGGTCTTTGAGCATCGTGTCAATTTCCGCAATGGTGCCGCGCGCGCTGGCGGTGAGGGTGGTGCCGGTGCCCGCCGTGCCGGTGGCCAGGGCGCGGTAATAGCCCAGCGAGCCGCTCTTGAAGACATGGTAGAGAATGCCGTCAAACGCCTCGGTGTTCTTCGAGCGGTCGGTGGTGCCGTCGCTGATGGCGCTCCAGGCCTGCCCAGTGGCCGCGAGGTCGGCGCTGATGGCGTAGGAGTTAATCGTGGTGATGGCTTCGAGTTTCTCGCTGCCAGACACCCCCACATACCAGGCATAGGCCACGGCCCCGCGAATGGCGGGCGTGCTCATAAACAGCGTTTGGCCCAGCGTCACCGCCTGCGTCGCCAGGGCGGAGGCCTTGGACGAGCCGCCGTTGAGGTCGTAGGTTTTGGCATCCATGCCGGTGAGGGTGACGGCGCGCTTCACGCCGCCCATCACGGTCGCCATTTGGTAGCCCTCAAACGTCAACGCAATCACGCCAACCTTGTAGGTTGCGGCGGGCAGCGTCGCGCCCGAACCCGACGCGGAAACAGTGGGCGTGGTGGGCGTGCCAAGCTCAACGCTATTGTTCCCGCCGATACACGCCAGTTCCTCGAGGATTTTGGTTTGGTGCAGCAGGCGCACGCCGCTGGCGGCCATTTCATCCTCAAACCCCGCCGCGGCGCTTTCGGCCTCAAAGGTCACATCCGACTCGAGGCCCGCCGTTTTGTAGGACGCACTGCGGTCGGCAGTGGTGAGGGACATGCGCGGGGCGCGCTGCCCCTCGGGCACCCACGGCACCGCCGGCAAGCCGCTGGCCCCCGCGATGGCGGAGACTTCCTTCCAGTTCGCCGCCGTGCCTGCGCCCACGCTCTTGAGCTTGCGCGGGATTTTGTTCACGATGGGCGTGATAACGGGGTATAGATTTTTGGCCTCGGGTTCGAGGTCATAGGCCACCAGGCCGGTGCTGGTAGTCACGGTGCCGGTGGCCTTTTTCAGGTCGTCGGCACTGCCATCCATCCCGACCCCGGTGTCGTGAATCAGCTTGGCGACGGCCTCAATGGTCTGCCGGGTAACGTCGCGCCCGCCTTCGTTGATAATGCGAGTCATAGGCTCATGCTCCTTGGGGTTTTACTTGGCGAGGGCCGCGAGTTCGGCCTCGGCTTGTTTGAGTTGGTCGAGATAACCCGCCTTGGTAGATTGGTTGGTCTCGATTTCATACTGCCGGCGCAGATTGGGGATGACGGTTTTTTCCAACTTGTTTTTGCGCATAAGCGCTTGATCATTACCGTTGCCGCCCTGCCCAGGCAGCGTCTTGTCTACCGGGCGCAGCGCCGGGCCGCCGGGCGCGGGTTGCCGTTCAATGTTGGCGAGCCGCGCATCCAATTTAGTGAGCGTGGCGGTGAGCACTTCAAATTGCGGCTTGACGGCCTTTGCCAAGTCGCCCGCCAATTCGCCCTGGGCAATGGGGTCGGCGCTGTAGGCCTTGAACGCCGCCGCGGCCTTGGCATTGCCCGCGCCGCTCATCATTTCCAGCAGCGTCTTCACCACTTGTTCCATTGCCGCCATGCGGTCGTTGGAAATGGCCCGGCCCGCCTTGCGCACCCAGGCCCACGCGCGGCCATTCCATTTCACCTGCTTGCCATTGCGCTTGGCCAGGTCGCCGGGCTGCGCAGCGGCGGCCACCTGCTCGGTCGCCTCGGGCATGGAGTCGTCGGCGGGCATGGCTTCTTCGGCAGCGGGCTCTTTGGTGTTGCCCGAGGCCTGCTGCACCAGCTTGATGGCCTGGGTATACATTTCGGCTTGTTCCATGTCGCCGGTGGCTTCAGCCTCATTGCGCATCTGCTGCAGCATTGCTACACACTTCGAGGGGTCGGCCATCTTCACGAGTTCGGCCAACTGGTTAGGGTCCATATCTGCTCCTTTCCAAAAGAGAAAAACGGCATCCGGGTTGGCCGGACGATCAACCAAAGAGATTTCGGTGAGGCGCAGCGCCTTGATGACGCGCACCCACACGTTATTGATTTTCCGCACGACGGCGTTGAGCACTTTGCCGCCGATGGAAAAACCCTGATACACCTTGGACTTCACCTTGTCCCAGGCGTCGTTGTCTTGCACAAACACTTTGAGATAGGTTGCGCCGTCCACCGGCTTGCCGTCCACCTCAATCGGCTCATCCATTACCCGCGCTTCCAGCGCCTTGCCCACGGCGCTGGGCTGGTGCATTTCGCGGATATTGGCCCAGCGCATGTAGTCGTTGAGCGCGGCTTGCATGGCGGCCGGCTCAACGATGTCCGACTCATACGCCTGCCCGTCCCAAATGCCGCTTTGTCCGTCGAGCGTGGGCGCGCTGGCAATCCCCTCCACAATGTGTTGGTCGGCCTTGCGGAACTCAGCGAACAAATGCACGCTCGGGTCAGCGACACGCCGCCCGGCCCCGGCTGCCGCCACTTTCCAGGTGGCAAGCGCCACGCCGACCGGCATGGCTTGCCCCCCCAGCGCCGCCACACAAATAGCGTGCGCGCTGGATTGGCTATGGCCCAGGGCCATTACTTGCTGGGTAAGAGAATCGAGTGAAGCTGGCATTGGGGCATTAACCAAAAACGGCGTGCCGTTGGCTCGTTTGCCAATGGCACGCCGTAGCGTGAAAGATGTGGTTGGGCGGCTTAAAAAACTACACTTCGATTCGCCCGTCGGGCGTGAGCTTAAACAATGTCATCGCGGGGCCGTCAAATCTAACCGTCATCATAGAACTTTTGCCGCTTTCCCGCAAGCGGTGGGCATACACAACCAGGCGCACTACCCACGGTTCCAGGCCTAGCGCAGCGAGGGCTTGTTCGTTGATTGGGCAACGCGCGGCGGGCTTGACGGGGGTGTTGGCGGTGTTAGGCATCATTTGACTTTGGCCTCAATGTCGCGCACCGTCAGTTCCAGCGCGACCTCAAAGTATTCTTCGATGACTTCGGTGTTTTGTTCCGCGATGGCTTGGATAGTTTTCCAGCGCCCTTGATGCACGGCGGCTTGGGTATCGGCGTCTTGCACATAAGGCCCATACGGCGTTGGGTTGCCAATTTCAGCCTCGAAGCCCGATGCCTCGGGCGAGAACTCTGGCACCGACTCAGACCAGCCCCGGCCCAGCGTATACGTGCGCCGGTAGCGGCTGTCGGATGGCGGCTCCGGGTAAGTGCCGAGCGGGTCGCGCAGGCTTAGCAGCGCTGCCTCCGCTGCGTCGTGTAGGCGGGGCCGAATAATCTCCGGCCACTCACCCAGCGCCGCCAGCAGGGCGTCGAGGCCCACGATTACGATTTGCATAGAGTGCCTCTTTCCGTTCGGCTTGCGCACCCAACACGCGGCGCATAATGGTTTGCGCCAACGGGCGTTTGCCAGCGCGCAGCAGGCGTTTCACCCGTTCAAGTTCGGCGGGCAGATAGAGCACGCCGTTTACGTCGTAAAATTTGATTGCTGCGCTCATAAGCCCTGCCGCATTTCTGCCGGCGTTTTCACCACCGGCGTCACCCCACAACGGCACCGAGAATGCAGACTGGGGCGGTGCTCTGTATCTTCCAGCGGAAACTCCACGCCGTTGAGCGGCTTGCAGATGGGGCAAACCGAGTCATCGTTCGCCGTGCGCACCTTGTAGCCCTTCACCACATCGCTTTCACGCCAGGCGGCGATATTGCCCTCGGCATACAAGTTGGTCACTTCGTTGATGGCAGCCATGTCGGGCCGGGGCCCAACCCACACCTTTTCCACCCGGCCAATCAAGTCGTCCATCGTGCCGCCAGTCTTGACCCAGTCGGCAATTACCTGCTCGGTCTGCGCTTGGCTCGTGTTGCTCACCGAACGGGCAAATTCTTTGGCGCGCTCCATAGCCAACTTGAGCACCGCCTGGTTGACCTTATCCCAGTTGACACCCACGCTGAGCTGCCCCACAGCCTCCTCCGCCGCTTCGCGCGCCACATCATCAAAAAACGGCAAGACCTCTTGCAAAAACTTACTGAGTTCTTTTTCAAATGCGGCGGGGAGGGCTATTTGTAGCGCGTCCGGGTTTCCCTCCGTGCTGCGCAAAAAGGCTTGGATGCGTTTGGCTTGGGATTCATAGACTTGCCGGAAAAGGCGCTGCGCCATTTTTTCCTGCCGGGCGCGCGCTTCCCAGTCGGGTTCGTCACCCTTGCGCTTGGCGACAAAACCAAAGCCCGGGCCGCCGCCGGGCGCTGGCAACGCGGGCTTGCCCGGCGCGGGGCCCGTCAGCCGGTCACCATATTTCAGGGTCCTCACTTCATCAGGGGTGACAACGCCCTCCTGTAGGTCTATCTGATACTCTTGCGCTGCCTGGAGCGCGTCATCCTTCTCGCCAAAGTGCCATTGCCATTCCAGACCATCGAAGCGACTCCGAGGCTTCAGCCGGGTTGGGCGGCCCGGCAGGGAGATTGACACACCGGCTTTGATTTCCACCCAGTCAACGCCATATTCATACGAGAGCGGGTCAAACAAGACGTTCTTCAACCACAGCGTGAGGGGGTTGAGGCCGCGTCGCTCGTTGATGGCCTCGCTCATTTCCATCACGGCACGGTTGGCGGTGTCAGTGAAGCCCAGTTCGGTGGGGGGGACGCCGTAAGCGGCGCAGGTAATGCGCAGCATCCAGAAATCAAGTTCGGTTTCGTAGGAAAACGAGCGCAGTTCCTTCACGTCGGGCTTGGCCCACGGGAAGAATCGAATTTTGCGCCGCGCCTTGTCTTGCCCTTCCAGCACCGCGTTGAAGTTTTCTTCAAACGCCGCTACTTGGTCGGGGTGAACGTCCTCGGGCGGGGCCACCAGCATATCGGGGATATTGCCGTCGGTGAAGTAGGCCAGGTCGAACGTTTGCTTGCGAATGGCCTGGTTGACGCGCAAAATGATCCATTCGGTGGGCGGACACCCATACGGGCTGAAGGCCCGCGCCCAGCGCGGCTTGTATAGGAGTTCGTGTGTGCCGAACGTTGGGAATTGTTCGTCAGGCGCTTCAGTTGCCGGGCGGCGATATTCACTGAAGGGGTAGCCGAAAAGCACTTGCTGGTAGGCCAGCGCGCGCCCGCGTGGGTCAAGGAGCGGTTTGATGGTTGCGCCGTCCACCGGATCCAGGTAGAGCAAGCGCCCAGCGAGGTCGGGCCGTTTGTAGAGCGTCAGGGCGTCAATGGAAAACAGGTCATACAGCAACATCCCCAACCAGGTTGGGAATTCATCCAGCCCGTTCGGCTGCTCCCAAAACGCGGTGAGCTCATCACAGTCGTCCTGGCGCGCGCCCTGCTGTTTTTTGTCTTTTGCCACAATTGACCAGCGCAGGCCTTGCATCTCCTCAATGCGCGCGCCGATTGCCAGCGCCGCCACATCGTATATTGCGGCGAGGTTGCGCAACTGCTCAAAAGGCGTGAGGTTGGGTTGGTCACGGCGCGGGGATGGGAACGTGTTGACGCTGACCGGATACTTATATTGGCGTGGGCCTTGCGTTTGCTCAGGCGAGTCGGGCGCGGTGCGCGGGGCCAGTGGCACACCCGGCCCGAAGTCGCGCCCAGTCAGCACGTCCATCGCCCGACCAACGCGCGTGCCAAAATTACCGATGCGCGCGGCCCAACTGGTATTGCTCAAATCTTTGACTTCCGTGCCCGGCGGGATATTGGGCATAACTCATCCTTTCGCCTTGTTCTTTAGGGCTTCCGCTTGTTGCCGGTAGTAATCGGCAGTCTGGCTGGTCACACCACTGGCGGCCAGCGCCAGCGCCAACGACCAAAATTTGTCGGCGTGGTGGCTTTCGTTGCCCACCGTGTCAAACACCACATTTTTCGATGCGGTGACGACCTTCTTAATCGAGTGAATCTGATAGGCCAACTCTCGGTCTATCGGCAGGGGCACATGGCCCCGTTGCATCTCAACCTTCAGCCCCACCGCCCATATTTCCTTGGTGGAGTTGGTGAACCCCGCGCCTTCCGCTCGCGAGCGAAACCGCTGATTTAGTTTCTCGGCCAATTGCATCCCCAGGCCGTTTTGGTCTACCAACAGTTTGACGACCGGCAGTACCTCTAGCGCCTTGGCGGCCACCGCGTATTGGTCATCAAACGGCGTGTTAAAAAGACTAATGCCAAGCCGATACGGCCGCTGCGCCGTCGCGCCCTTGCCGATGAAGGTCATCTCGGATAGGTCTTTTTTGCGCCCCACATCAAAGCCGACGGCGAGGGCGGGCTCAACCTTGCCTTCCTTGATGGCGACGGCCAACTCGTTGATGGCGGCCAACGCCGCGTCCACGCTGCGCGCCTGCCGATACCACAACGCCCCGGCCTGGGCGTCCACCTGGTTGCGTTTGATGTCCTCCCACGTAATCCAGGCGGTGTTTTCGTCTACCCACGAACACTCATACTCTTGTTGAAAATCCTCGAGGGGCAAGTTGTCGAAGATTTCAATCAAGCGCTGGGTGCCGAAAAGCCGCACCCGCTCCTCGGTGAGCATGTGGGCGGCCAGTTTGGCCGCCTCGCCGAGGTTGCGACACAGGCTTTTGACCCACCACCACGGAATGAAGCTGCGCCGATAGCCTGGATAACGCCGCATCCGCTCGGTGGCGATTTCCCAGAAGAGTCCCGACGCGCCCAGCGTAGTGGACCCGATGCGGATGCGCCCGCCCCGGGTGGCCGCCGGCAGCGCCGCCGTGTAGATTTCGCGGTCGCGTGGGTAGTGGGCAAATTCGTCCAGGTAGACGTTAGCCCGGGCTTTGCCGCGCGGAGGGGTGCCGGGGTGGCTAATGAGGCGGCTGCCGTTTTGGAACTCCAGCTCCAGCCGGTTGTCTATGACGAGCCGAGGGCGCACCTCGCGGTCGAGGGCGGCAATCACTTGCCGCGCGTAGCGGATTTTCTCGGTGGCTTCATCCTGGTTGATGGATACATAGACGTTGGTGGTGCGGGGGGTCAAACAACCCTCGGCCACGCCCTCGGCAGACGTAAGCCAACTCCAACCGGCCTGGCGGGTTTTGCGCGCCAGGCCAAACAGGGCTGAGTTGTTAAGGTGCTGAATCTGGAAGGGCTCCCATTGGGCCGCAGGGTCGCCCGTGGCTTCAGGGAGGTCCAGATACTCGATTAGGAACCAGGCTTGCGCCGATAGTTCACCATGCGCCGCGCTCATTCGGCATTGGTCTCACCCGACTCTTCTTCTGGTTGCTCGGCCTGAAGCGCCAAGGCCAGCGTGGGCGCAATCTGGGCCCAACGCTCTTTGCGCTTGGCCTCGGCTTGCTCCGGGGTGAGGAGGGTAATTTCGCCGTCGTGTTCAACCTTGTCGCCTTCGGTAGAACGTCGCATTTCGACTGCGGCCTTCACTGCTGCCCCAGGGTCGTCGCCAAGGGCGATGGCGACCATCTGGTCGGCAATTGCATCAGCTACGCCTAAGCCGCCAAGCATAGCGGCCTCTAATTTTGCTCGGTAGGCTTCCGAGAGCGTTCGACTCTTTGGCCGCCCGAGGGGGTTTCCGCTTTCCCCAGGCTTGAACCCCAGGTCGTGTCCGGGCGCAAATTTCCCATCGGGTCGCCGCTTACCATTGTTATTCCATTGTTTATCAATGGGTGTGCGCGACTTCCCCTTATCCTGAGCGGCTTGCTTGGGCTTGGCCTGGCGAGCCGCTTTCGGCTTCGCTTTTTTAGGTGTCGGGTTGGGTGTCGGGTTGCGCTTGGCCATGGCCTCACTCGCTTGGAATGTTTTCCAGCAAGGCGATTGCGTCTAAGAGCCGCGCCCGCTCCTCGAAATCCGCCCGGTCACAGGCCCGCACCTTTTCGCGCAATGCGCCAATCGCCAGGCGCAGCGCGTTGGGCAGAGTCATGGTCCGCTTATATTGCTTGCCGCTCGGCTTGGGGGCCGGGCGCACGGTGGCGGCCTGAGGTGGCGCGGTATTTGGTGCGGGGGGTGTCAATGGGGGCATCTTCTACTGTGGCGGCAGAGGGCGCGGAGTAACTTTCGTTTACTCCGGCACTTCGCGGCTTATGGCTGAGTGATGAGGCATTCGCTCGAGCAGGCGGGTCATGCCCAGAGTCAAGGCCTCCAATGCACGATCCATGTTGGCGTTGCGAGCGTTCATTTGCGCCAGGCTTTGACTGACGGCTTCAAGGGCTGCAATTTGCCGCTCTTCGTACTTGGCGACGCGCTCGCGCTCGTGCTGGTCGGCGGTCAGCTTGGCTCGACGCTCCTGACTGGTGAGCTCGCGCAACCAGGGCCAGACGCGCTCAAAGGCCAAGAAGATCGCCAGGCCAGCCCACCCGTATTTTTCCAACAGAACGTCGAATGTCATAGTTAGCCTTTTTCGCCGCTCAACAGACCAAGCGATTTAGCCAAATCCACCTCGGCTTTGGCTCGTTCAGCAACGAGGCCGAGTAAATCAACGGTTTTTTCTGCCTTGATGGTCGGCGTCTGATTGAATTGCTCCATCACGGCGGCCTCAATGGCTGCTTCAATCTCCCCCACCGGCAGACTCACCCCCCGCTGCCTCAGGGCATCCGTGAGCCACCGCACTGCCCACGTCTTTTTGTCGTTGATTTTTTCTGAAATTTTCAATTGTTCGGCGGCCAGCACCGCTACCCGCGCGAACTCCAACAGATGATTGCGCACTAACCAATCGCGTGCGCGCGCCGCCGCCCACGCCGCCACGAACGGCGCGCAGGCCAACAGCACCGCCGTCGCCAGTTGCAGTAAAGCACCCGCGAATTGTCCTAATTGTTCTGCGTTCATAGCTCTCCTTGTGGTAAAAAAAATGCCCGACTCTTTTGAAAGAGCCGGGCATTGGGGGCAATGGTGGGCACTGTTTTGGCCGAGCCTCGCTGGCCGCAAGGGTGGGCAGTTACGCTGGGTATAAAGACACGCTAGGTGCCGTATCGTTTGGCGATGGCCGTGCAAATCAGCATCAGCGCCCGCCGCAGAGTGAGCCAGAACTCTTTTTCGCTCATAATTCAAACTATAGAACACATTTTCGCGCAACGCAAGTTTGCGCCGGGTTAAGTGGCCTTGTTTACTGGCGGCCACACGCGGCCGCCATCGCCGTGTCGGGCGATGCTGCACGGAGTTCGGCGAGGGCTTCTAGGATGGTGAAGCGCTCCAAGTCGGGCATGGCGGCCAGGCGGGCGCGCCAGCGCGCCCGCTTGCGCTTGATGCGCTCCCGCTCCCGGAAGTCTTGCCCAAGGTAGCGGTAGTCATGCAGTTCAAAGGGGGCGGGATAATTCATCCAGCACCATTCCACTGCGAGGGTTCCGCCCCGCGTGCGGGTTTCAAACGACACGCTCCTCCAGCGTTGGAGGGCGTCGGCATACAGCGCAGAGTGGTAGCCCGAAATCATCACCATGCACGGCAAATCCACGATGAGGCGCAGCAGGGCGGTGTGCTGCGCCTCGGAGCCAAACTCGCACCGGTAGAGCGGGCGCTGGCACGCCCGGGTGCTCATCAAGTAGGGCGGATCCAAATACAGGAAGGTATCTGGTTGGCGCAGCAGAGGCTCTCTGGCGAGAAAATACAGCGCGGAACCAAGAATTAGCTGGAGGCCCGGAATTTCGTCACCCCGCCAAAGACTGAAGGCTTCAATATCGTCTTCCACGCCAATGCTGACATGGGCCGGGCGCTTGAGGCGCATGATAGCGCCGCTCCCCAGGAACGGCTCGATGTAGGCATGGTGTGGCGGAATTTCGTTGATAAGGCGCTGATACACGCCACTGCCATTTTTGCCGCCGGGGTAGGTGCTCACTTTCCGCGCACCTGCGCGCGGAAAGTGCGGAAGTCGGCCAGCACTCGGGCGATTTGGTCGTGTCGCATATCCACGCGCTGCTCCAGGAGTTGGACAATAAATGCGTCCGATTCGGCAGCGTCCGCCGCTTCCAGGATGAGCAAGGCGTGTTGGCGCGCTTCGGCGGGGTCTAACTGGCCGCGCTGGTCGCCGAGACGCAGGGTGACAAAGGGCCGAAAGTCGGGGTAGCTCACGCCGCTCTCCACCAAAATTTCGGCGGGCGGTTGGGTGTCGGGCGTTGGGTCGGTGGGGGGTGGGTTCATTTTCGGGGCATCCTTTCAAAACTCTGAACTTCGTATCTATCGCAGCCGATAAACTCTTTTTGCGCTTGGGCGCGGGCGGCCTTTTCAATTTCCTCAAAAGTTGGTGCGTTCACTTCCACATCCACCTGATAAAAAACCACGCATTGCACTTGCACGCGGAAGGGGATGGCGGCGGAGGGTGGTGGGTTGTCTGGCATGTGGTAAACTCCTCGTGGTCTGGCGCGCACATCGTCAAGAGTGGCGATGTGCGCGCCGGTGAATATCGTTGCTTCCGGCGATGCTGGCCAGCACCATCGTGCCTGACGATGTGACCGGCCACATCGTCATTTGTGGCGGTGTAGGCCCGCACCGCCATTCTCGGCGATGTTCCCGCCGGGTTGCGCCGCACGGCGGTGACTGTCCAGGTGATTGCGCAGCCTGGTCAGTCACCGACTCTCCTACCGGTACCCACCGCCACGGCTGGCGATGGTGCAGTGACGCGCCCAGGGCATCCGTTTGCCGGTCAGTCACGCCGGGCCTGTGACAGCGTTTGCGGTGAGGTAACAACCGTCGCACACAAACGATTTATCACCGTCGTCATATTCATAAACGCCCAAGAAACTATCGAAAAATAAGCCGCACCGGGTGCAGCGCACTAACTCGCCATCCACGGCCTCGGGTTGTGCGTCTTCTTCCTCGCAAATATGCGAACATACAGCATACGAGTCGTATGAGTCGCAGTCGCAGACACGACCACAAACAGGGCAATCGTGCATGTTCAGCCGCCCTTCTTCCAGCGCCGCCACTCCGCGCGCGACACCTTGCGGTAGCCATTGCTCGTCAAAAAGACCACAAACATCATGGCGACCTGAATCCCCTTGGCATCTTTGGTGACGGCAATGC